CTTAAAGCTGCCCTTGATGCCATCAACAGACGCGACAATCTTCTTGGCCGCATCGTCAATAGACCGAGACATGCTGTCAGCCAGTTCCCTGAACTGACCGCGCATCATGCGGTTCTGGTTCTTGACTTGGTTAGTGTCGATCTTTACGACAATAGCCTTGCTGAACACCTCACCTAGGTGCTGGAAGTCCTTCTTGAGATCAGTCAGACCCTTACGGATCTTGCTGATGTCAAGTCCCATGTCAACGACAACTTGTTTTTGTGTCTTTGCCATTACTTAGCTAGGTCTATGCCCCACGAATCTTTCAGGTGGCCAGCATCTTCGGCTAGGGTGAGATATTTATCCATCGGGCCTACCGGCGTTGAAGCGCGGACGCCTTCTAGAATGAACAACAAATGTCTATTGAGTAGTTCTACGAGGTCGTCCCTGTCGGGCAATGTGTCGTCTCTTGACCAGTCAGAGAACGTTCTGCGGTCAATATTGACTAGGGTGCGCAACAGGGACTGCTGGACCTTGTAGACGATCCGGCGTATGAACCCTCGTGAGAAGTTGCCTGGGTGAGTAACCATCCTGCGCCGAATGATGCGGTTGCCTTCCTTCCAGACCAGCATCTTGCGTTTGCGCGGACGTATTGGGTACCACTGAGTGTGGCCCTTTGAAAAGGGTGGAGCGTTAAACGGAACCTTGAGTTGAACGACGTCGCCTGGCTTAGGCCCAGCATTGGGAGTGCGTGGGCTAGAACCATATTCAAGAATGACCCAGTAGGAATGGCCAGTAACTGTTAGGCTACCATTGATGATTGCATCGCCATCATTGTATGACTCGATGAGCCTGTCAATCTCGGCAACCCATCCGTCCCGACGAACCTTAACCGAGATCCGACCGGACAGATTAGCCATCTTACCCTCTATATGAGCGCTGACGCGTGGTATGCCATGTACTCTTCGCTGGTCAGCTGGTCAATCGGCTTACCATTCCATGTAGTCACGGACTCGGCTACTTGGTCTTGATATGGTACGTCACCTGACTTGCGATTACGCCTGACGCGTTCGTCCATTCGGCGTTTCTCAATCCATGCCGCATGCTGAAGCATGATAATTTGAGGCATCGTCAACGCGCGTATCTGGTCAAAGGACCAGTGGTAACCCTGTGCGATATTGTCAACAATTACGCAGGGGTTTCCTTTGGAGTCGAATCCGTAGCTTCCGTCGTCGTCGTCATCGCCGGCGCTAGCGCCTCTAGTGCCTGGGCGATTCGTGGAAAAAAATCCTGGAAGTCCTGAACGATCTTGTTGTGCTTGATCTGCATCAGCACCACTTCCAACAGGACATGTGGTCTATGCGCTAGTCGCTTGACATCCTCGACCTTGATCTTCGGGTCGGTCATTCTGCAACATAGCCAGACCATGCGGGGCAGTTCTTTGCCTGCCAGCTTGATTAGCTCTGCGAAGTCCAGGCCTGACGGGTCAAGTCCAAGCTTAAACTCGCCGCCCTCTGACTGAACTGACATGGCGTTATAGCAGGCCGTCATGATAGGCCGCGCCAAGTCCATGAATTCTAGGTAGCCGTCGTAGTCTAGATCCTTCAGTTCGAAGGAACGGGACTCGCCGGTTACTGGGTTCGCTAGCGTAAACTCGGCCACTGGTTCATTACGCATCGCGCGCATTTTTTCTGACGTGGTGATTTCTGTAGACATGAATTGCACAATGTGCGAAAGAACAGGTGGGCCGAGCACCGTTCGGAGGGAAAGAAGCGGGCCGACAAGTCAGAGATACGGGACGCTATGGCATCCGGCTCTAACTATGTCAGCCCACGAATGACTAATTGACTAGATTAGTCAAGAACATATAGAGTCAGATAGGCCTCAACCGTTTCTGACGCTGGCAGGAACGAGTACAGGTCAGCCACAACCTTGAGTACTCGCGCGTCGTCTTCCTGGTCAATAGACCAAGTTAGAGACGCCTTCTTTGAGTAGTGCAGGAATTCCTTCCCGTCCACCTTGTTGGTTCCGGCGAATAGAAGCGCCTTCTCAACAATGTCGTCCTGTCCAAGATGCAGCTTGCCGCCGATTGCGCCGACAGCTGTAATTGACAGCCCTGACAGGGTTGAGATGGTGTCAATGTCGTACTGCTCCAACGTCCAAGCCATGTTTGCTGACTTGGCCATCGTGTACGAACCACGACGTACCTGCTCAATACCTGTGTTCACAGGCTTTACTTCCTTGGTGTAAGTGAGTGTAACACGTGACCCACCTACGATACCCATGTCCGTCCAACCACCAGGGTCAGCACCGTCCAGTTTGGCACCCGGATCAGCAAAAACTGTGTCCGCGTTCGCGTAGTATACGCGCTCAGCCAGAACCGTACGAGTTGAAGCCCCAGCCTTAGGCGGCTGCTGGGTCCATTTATTAGTAGGCATTTCGAACCTTTCCTAAGCGTCTTTTATTGACGCACATGACAGAGAGTGAATGTTGCGTTGAGATGAACGTTATGCTCGTCGCTCTTTACGAGGTCGAAAGCCACTTCTCGTCCGTCCCAGGCTACAAGACGCCCTAACGACACCGGAGAGACCGGGTTGGCCTCGTAATCCAGTTCAGGCGTATACTGCTGTTCTATGAGTTTGTCTCTCACGAGCTTGGCCCAATCCAGCACCTGACGTTCGTCATCGCCGATGATGTCGAGACTGATCAGGACTTCTTCCTTGGTTCCTTCCTCGTTAAATGTGAGGACTGAGACGTTAAGAAAGTTGTGCTGAAGTAGGTGAGCCGTGGTGTTACTGGCAGATCGCCGCACCCAATGCACTGGCGGGTTGCCAGCAAGCTGGGTACTTAGGTACTGCACAAATGAGTCGGTCGCAGAAATCATTACGGTTTAACAGCGCGAGCTATGACTTCCCACGCGACAACTGTTCCGTCAATTGGTACAGGAACATACTGCACAATCTTGAGAACCTCGCTGCCGTAGAGAATCATGCTTGAAGTAAGCGTGGCTTCTTCAACAGACCCCGCAAACAGTAACTTATAGTCACCCATCTGCAAGAATCCCCCGCTGTTAGCTATTTCATCGGTCCTCAGTACATCTACCGCAGGCTGCGGGTCGCAGACCGTATCGGACGATGACACTGTGGTCCCAAGGCCTAGTAACGCGTTTCCACCAGTTGTTGACACCGTGCGGAAGGAAACCTCCCGAGACGTAGCGTTAACCCTAGCTAAAACCTTCGCAACCTTGCCTTGAATTGATGCCCCGCTGGCCATTAAGCACGCTGCACTCTACGGGTTGGCCGTAGGAATTCACGCATTAGCTCAATTGCCATTGGAGAGATATGGCTACCTAGTGTCCCAAACTCTTGGCGGATTCTGACTGGTCCCGCCGCCACTGTCTCGGTTCGAATACCCAGCAACTGTGTGCCGAGTGTCGCCTCGTCAAAGGTGAGTAGGTGTATCGCTTGTTCACACTCGGCATCCTTCACGTTCTGCGGGATAAACGCATCGTCATCAGCGTTGATGTCAATGTTCCGCGGGAATTGAAGGCGCTGGTTGACTAACTGTCTGTGGATAGTTACGTCATACGAGTTGTCAATAACGAGCGCGAGCGGGAGTGCTCCCGTGCCGTATTCGTTGTCAAGTACTCGCAGCGAATCAAGGATTTGCGTAGCACGCTTAAGAGCCGACTCCTTCTGAGGCGTAGACAGTTCAGACCAAGCCGAAGACTTGGCCTCACTGTAGTGATTCGCAAAGAAAGTGTTGGCTTCAGCCAGCGTCACGTAGCTGTCAGAGTTAGCCCCGCCGACTGTAGCGTCCAGTGCCATGGTTAGCTATGCTGCAATGCGTTAGATGAGATTTGCTTCAACTAGGATGTCGTATACGGTCTGTGGAACCTTTACCGCCACCCCGCGCTGAATCTGGAAGTTGTATCCATTTACGCCAACAATCTCAAAGTTGAGTTCACCCTTCCGGGCAGCCATGAGACGAATCTCACGCTGCGGCTGGGCGTCAAGAATTGCTTTTGTTGACTGCTGGATACCCTGCATGTACGACTCAGTAACCATCACCGGAGTGATGACCTCGCTCGCAGGTTCAGTAGTCTTATTTGTAGCCAAAATTGTATCCTCAGTAGCCGGATGGCTTTCGCCACCCGGCCATGAGTTATGTGTTAGGCCGTATCAGCTATTAGGCAGATACAGCGTGCTCAATGCGGAGGATCGCCAGCTGCTGAAGGATGACCGCGTCGTAGTACGCCTTCCATCCTGTCGTTGCGCGCTGGTTGAGTGGGTCATTGCCGTTGACTCCGAAGTCCTTGACAATGTTCTGAATACCCATCGGTGAGATCATGCCGAACGCATCTGCGCCAAGGATCAACGTTGCGTGAACGTCAATAGCACCTGAACCTGCGCCCGTGTACACTGTTGGGTGGTTCGTTAGGACGAACCGAACATCGTCAATCGCGCCGACTTCGAACGGTAGGGTTCCGCCCGCGCTTGAACCGTATTCCTCAACGCGGATGAACTTTGTTTCCGCCTTTAGGTCATACAGCGTTGAAGGCCCGATGATCGCCACATAGCCCGCCGCAACTGGCTTTGTGCCGACGCCCGTTGACGCATTTAGAATTGAGGTAAGCTTTGCTACCTTATTCGCCTGCATCGTGCGGACAGCCTTGCGGATTTCCACTTCGGAAATCTTGTTTGAAGAGGCCACGCTGGCACGTCCACCCACGCCACCTGCGTACTGCACGTTTGTGCCGGCCGCAACAGTGTCGCGCGTTACGATGTCCATCGTCTGCGCCGCCTGCTCACCTAGCAGACGCGTGAACTCAGTCAGCACCGGATCGGGCGCTGTGAAGTCCAGGATGTCTGTTACCTCAATCCAGTCTCCCCACTGACGCGGTGTCACGGTTAGCTGGCTGATGGTTGGTGTGTTGTTCCCCGGCGTGATACCTTCCACCAGAGGCGTAGTAGCCACTGGAAGAGAGTTAAAACGACGGAAATTGACAGTCTGCCCTTCGCGCGCCGGCATCGGACGAACCTGGCCAAAATTCATGTAGACCAGGCGCGGTAGAAGACGCGCAAGAAGGTTCATGTCGTACCATGTGCGTAGCTCTGGGGACATTCCCGCTGAGCCAGTAGTCTGGGTAGCCATTTAGTCTCCTGTTACACAGAAGTCTCGAGCTTTATGTGCATCGGACTTCCTAGGTGTTATCGCTCGTATTGTTTAGCGATAACCTTTTCTGCCTCTTTTAGGAGGTCATCTAGCGACATCTTGCTGTAGTCCGCTGGTTTCTGAGACTTCTCACGTGTCTCAAACTTCCGCGTCTCTCCAGCACCTGAGCCGCCTGCGACCTCGGTATCTTTGGCTTTTACTGTCCAGGGCTTCTGCTTTGCATAGTCCTGAACAAACTCTTCGAGCGACATAGGCTGAAGATTTGTATTCAGCCGCGGCATCTTCGTCTGAGGATTCAGCACGACCACGCTGCCGTTGTCGTCAAGCTCAAGCTGTCCTTCCATATGAGAGAACTCACTCATACGGTCGAAGAAGCTGACCTTGTCTGACACCTTGATATACTCTTCCTTGATCTTTGAAGCCTTGTTCTGCTTCGCAACCTCGGAGGCACGCTTCTCGGCGTCGGCCTTCTCCTGCTTTAGTTGTTCAGCGATATTCCTGAACTCGGCAAGCTGTGCTTTGACCTGTTCAAGTGTCTCGTCCGCGACGGTCTTCGTTTCCTTCTTCTCAGTCTTGGATTCGCTCTTTGTTGAAGTGGTTCCGGCCTGCTCGTCTTTCTTTGTTCCAGACAATGCCTGGATCTTAGTTTCAAGCTCCGTGATTTTTGGTTGCCACTTCTGTTCAGCCTTTTCAAAAGCCTTTGCGAATGTCTGATCGATTAGGTCGTTAACCTTGCGCTGCTGAACTTCCGAAAACTCAACCTTTTCAGTCTGAGTCTGCTGCGTCTGTTCTGTCTTCTCACCTGTGGTTCCGGCGTTGGGAACCTGCTCTGTCTGTTCCGCCATTGAATTGCTTTCCCTCTTGCGAGTAATACCGCGCTAACCGGCGCGTACGGGTTAAGTTGTCTTACGTCAGCGAGCTATTAGCTCATGTGGATGAGAATGTACGAAAACAGCGTTGAAGGTACGTCTGTTGATGTACCCTTTGTGTTGTTTAGGTACAGGCTCACCGTATCCGCTGCTGTCACCTTTGCACCCGCTAGTGCGATGCCAAGAGGTAGAGCCTCACCATTGACGAACACGAGGTCGCCAGTCTTAGCTCCAGCCACAGTTACCGTTTCAATGCCCTGTGCATCAGCGCCAACGCTGGCCGGGTCAAGGGTAAATGTGCCGTACTCTACATTGCCACCACTTAGGTGCTCTGTTGCCTTTACAGCCATGTTTTTGTCCTTTAGCTACGTTTTGTTGAACGACCACCCTTGGCGCGCTTATTAGCGTCTGGGGCGGATTCCTTAGTTGCCGCTTTGCTTCCGGTAGCTGCTGTAATGCGCTTGTCGGAGCCTAGCCGCGTCTGTTTCTTGCCTTGTGTCAGGTTGCCAGTAGACGGGATACCCATCTCGGCTTTGATATCAGCCGGAGTCTTGAACAGATCCTTGATATCGGCGTCTGACATCTTGTCAATCTCGTTGAAAATCTTTTCAACGGTGTCATGCGGGATCTTGCCGTCGAATTCCCGCACAACGCGCTTCCATTCTTCACGAACGAAGGTAGGAGCGTTCAGTCGGACAGAGTTGAAAATCTGCGACAACTGAAGTAGAAGGTCCAGAAGATTGGTGATCGAGTAGTCATCCTTGTAGGAGATTTTCCCGTCTGCCCAATCCTTGCCCTGCATCTTTGACCAGAGGGTTGTAACCTTCTGCTCAACCTGCTCAAGCATGTCCGCAGTCTTATTAATGACTGGAACCGTGCGAGCAAATGACTGCTTCTTTGAGTCACCACTTGGAGACTGGCCACCGCCAAACAGTTCGGACATGACGTCCTGGGCTGCCTGTCGGTACATTTCCGCGATCGTCTCTGAGCGTTCAGACTGAATGAACTTCGCAGGGTCTGATGGCGGTGTCAGGTATTCCGGCTTCTGCTTGGACTCTTCTGGAATCTCAATGACCGTGCCGGTGCCGATATCTCCGTCCACCTGTTCCTTGGTCGGAACCAAGGCGCGTGTAGGAAGCGCTAGGATATTGAAGCACTGTCGGAACAGGAACTCGTCAATCAACGACGTCAGGTTAAAGACGTGGTTGTTCTGGTACGCGATATCCTGTAGGAACGACTGGCCTAGATCCTTATTAGACTTCTTGCGCTTGTAGAAGGCCGGGATGAACGGTACCACCTTCCACTTGTTAGTACTCTTATCTTGGAACAGCAGCTTTGGCTTTTCTGGGTCTGTAACATCAACCTCAGAAATCATAAAGCTTAGCGGCTTCCATTCTGTATAGCGCTCAACGTCAATGACGTCTTCGTTGCCGTCTAGGCGCGTCATGTATTGCACACGCTTCAAGTAGAGGTAATTACCGCGCTCATCCGTGCGCCAGTCCAATACTTCCATTGGACGGACATTGATGAGATAAGGCGCTTCCAATTGAAGCTCACTCATGCGCTGGACACTGATTTCCTCAGGGTCCATATTCTCAGGCAGTGGTAGCTTGTCCACATGCACGAAGGTCATGCCGAAGATGCGTGCATCCTCGCCAACTTGCTGCATGAACGCGTTGAGCGGTGTGCCAGCGCGGTCGCAATTCGCCTTGAACTTCTCGTACTGCACGGTCAGGCCTGACGGTGCTTCTCGTTCAACCCCTTGGCTGAAAATGAATTCAGGCACGAAGTCGACGAGAGGCTGGCAGTAGTTCTGGTAATGTGCGCGGCGAAGGCGCTGTTCATAATCAGAACTGTGCTCTCGGCGATGTTTGAATAGGGTATCGCCACCTATGTAATCTGGGCCACCTTCGTATGAACGCAGTAAGAAAAGCCAGTGGCCAATGTTCCGGTCGTAGTCTGCGCACCGACTACGAAGGCGAATAATCTCATCTAGATCCTTCTGTTCGCTGGCCGACATTTGCGGCTCAGGTGGCATTGGAACCGGGTGATTACTCGCCGGTGAGATAGTCTCTACAATGTTGACTGTTGGAAGAGTTGCCATTAAACGCCTGGTACTTGTCTGACCTTATAAACGTATGGTTCTTCTGTAGCCAACCAATTCACTAGGGCTAGCGCGATGACGCAGTCGTCGTGGTAACCCTCTGGGGCACTGAAGATGAACTTGCCCTGCCCTGACATCTCGTAGCTATACGTCCTGATTTCATGGTCCAGAACTTCCGCCAAGGCTCGATACTCGGCTCTGTTCTGAAACTCTGGCTTCGGGATAGCTATCTCTCCGCGTTCAAACGCGAACTGGAGTCGCTGAATCAACGCTACCTTCTCGGCATTGTTGAAGCAGCTGTAGCCGACGACATGCGGGTATACCGCTCTAATGCTGTCATACGGCACATCACCGACGCCCGTGGAGTCAATGATGAGGATTGCGCTATTCCAGTCCTTGGCCGTCTTAATCGCGCGGGCAATGTTGACATTCCAATCAACGCCGTTATAGCGCTGCATATGGACGACTTCTTTGCGAAGCGCGTCAAGCACGATGATGACCGTGTAGTCCTCGTGCTTGGCCCAGTCCACGCCTACGATGTAACGGCGTCCCGATATCGGTTTCGGTATCAGTTCGGACTTCTGGCAGTTCGTGATGTTCCTGAAGACGCCGGCACTCTCGTCTAGGAACTTAGCCATGTACTCTTGCTGGAAAACTTGTTCCGGCAAGTTGAGTCTGGCATGCTCAATAGCGGACTTAGGAACTGTCGGATTGCACTCCGTAGGCAACTGGTAGCTTTTGTACATCGGATGTTTCTTCCGAATGCTGTCTACCTTGCCTTCACCGTCCCAACCCTTGAGCCACTCTTCATAGAACCATGTCCTACCCTTAGGTGTGGAGATGATTCGAAGCTGGCCCTCGGTACGTGTCAATGTTGTCCACACCGACACAAAGGAGTCACGACTCCAGTACCCCGCTTCGTCTATGACCGCCGCATGCACCCCTTCGCCTCGCAGCGAGTCGGGGTTGTCAGCAGAGCGGAACTCAATGACCGAATGAACCGATCCGTCCGCTCTCAGGAGCGAGTAGACCATCTCGTTCCTGTTTACGCGCACTCGACCTGATGACGCTGGTGGCAGCCAACGTCCGATCGTGTTGAACGCGATACGGGCCTGACGCAATGTAGGCGCTGTCCACCAGTTGAGCGACTGGTAACGCTCCCACGCTTTCTTTAGTAGCCAGGTACAGAGACCGAATGTCTTGCCAGTCTTTGTCCCGCAGGCCGCTACTACAATTCGAGTCTCGTCGGTGACGAACTCGTGTTGCCTAGGGTGCAACTGGGGAAGCTGCATCTCAACCAGCTTCACCCTAGGTTTCTTTGCTACAACAATCAATTACAGGTTGTTTGAGATGACGGCTACGGTCAGCGATGTCACGCCTGAATACGTGATATTCACGTCACCGTTCACGTCATTGAAACGTTCCCTATTAAAGGGACCAATCATTGCGTCTGCACCAGCACCAACAGCTACCGATAGATCGTGCGCTGTGTGCGCAACTCCGAAGCTGCACTTGTTAGCGCTAGCAGCACCTGAAGTGAAGGTCACAGTGATAGCACCACCGCTTGCGTTCTGTACGTGTACAAATTCTCGTCCGCTATTAGCGAACTTGTCACCACCGCCAGCGGCCGCCGCATATGTTAGCGCCACGCCTGCTGCGGACGGCTTCTGAACCGAAAGAGTTGCCATGTAAGTCTCCTAGTTCCTATCCTTATAGTTATCGTGCGAAAGATGGGCTGCGTAAGGTAACGCATAGCCGCATTCCTCGCTGGATGCCTTGATTTCCGAGAGAGTTGCTGAAAACTGCCGTATCAGAGCGTGCAATGCGATCTTAGATGCGACTGATTCATCAAAGCCAAGGTCCATCAGATACTCAAAGACTGGAACTAGCTCTATGTCTAGGTCGTCCAGCATTACGGCTTGTAAGGCTCAATGAAGTCTTTTAGCTCGCCCAACCAAGCGCCGTAAGCAAGCCACGGGCTTCCGACAGAATTCAGCAGTGAGCCTTGGTGAACCGAGATTAGTTGGCCGCGATTATTTAGCACCAAACCACCCGACATGCCTGCCGCAGTGTGTGCGTCATATAACTGGCCTTCGTAGAACCCCGCACCAGTCATACTGGTGATATATCCAAACGTATAGATTGGACCGGGTCTACCAAGGGCATAGCCAGCTACCATGATTGGCTCGCCGACATTCGGCGCTTTAGCGCCTAAGCTCAGGTCTGATCCGTATAGGGCGGCGGCGATTAGGATTGCTAGATCCTTCTTCCTGTCTACCGCAACTCGGCGTGCTGAGACGCCATCTACTCGAATCTCTTTGCTCTGTTCTTCGGGTATGCAGTGGGCAGCAGTTACGACGTACCCCATTTTTTGATTGATAACACCAGCCGTACAACGCCGTTCCAAATTCCCGTCTGCTTCAAAAACTTCCAAGCGTTTAAGGCTTGTTTCAATCCGCTGCTCAACACCTACCCAACTATTAGCCGTGACACATGCAGCCAACGTGAGCACATAAAACACAAGCATTATGTGTCTCATGGCGAACCCCCTGGTTACTCAGACTTGCCCGGATCTTCCTTATGGACTCCGCATTCACCAGCTGGGGAAACGGTGGCCACCCATCGTTCTTCTGTAACGTTCAGATTTCCTAGCTCTTTGCGCACAACGCCGACTTCCTGCCACGAAGTGAAGCGCTCTCGTAGCAGTTTCGCCATTGTTTCAAGGTAAAAGCGCTCCATGGTGGTGCCACTGTCGCACGCGTCCATGCCGCGTTTACATAAAGCGATCATGTTGTCCAGTTCCCTGAAATGACCGGCAACAAGTGATATAGCGGCTTCTGGCGTAAGGACTCTAACGTAATGTCCTAGCAGACGCTGCTTATCCGCTCTGATTTGGGCTTCGCTGACCTTGAATATTCGTGCGAGATCGTAGTTCGTTTGTTTCTTCTCGCCTACCTCGTCAAGGTAGATAAGAACTCGTCGACGTTCGGAAGCGGACAGCTTGCGTGTGCCTGCTTGTGCGACTTCCCAAAGTTGTTCAACGCGTTCTTTAGCCATGGTTCCGGGGTTCAGCACCCCTTTGATTCGGTCTTCTGTCGGGACTATATAGGCTTGCTGAAGGCCCACCGACAGGCCGCGTAACCTTCAAATTGGGAGCAGTGCCTGAGAGTTGAACTCAGTTGAGTCAGCTTATGAGGCTAACGAGATACCGACCTGCCGCCTGCTGTGTCCGCAGGGACTCACACCCTGCCGTGCCGATTAGCGCTGGCTCGCCGCGCTGTCCCGCCCGCAGGCGGATTCTCTTTGATCGAAATGGACTTTCCTATGGCAGTTCGCACACAAAACGTCGCACTTTGATATCTCTTCTAAGATTGAGCGCTTTGAATAGATGGTCACCACTTGGCCGACTTCAAATCTCTTATCGGCTGGATTTCGATGGTGGAAATCTAGACAAGCAGGGTGATTTTCACCGCACTTAGCACATGCAAACCCTGACTTTAGTTCATTAAACCAAAGCCTTTGCGCTTTCCTGCTCTTGCGTCCAGCGACCCGCCTGCATTCTTTACAACCATTACGGCCACGTCCCGAGCCATCTAGCGCTAAAGGATGTAAATTGCGGCATCTCTCCATAAGATAACTAGGGTCGAGCCTGGCAGCCCGGCCCTAGTTCAGGAAGGAAGAGAGGCTGTTAGTCGCCCAGGCTTCGGGCTTCTATTCTTAGAATAGCAAAGCGCTTTGCGATACAAAGACACACCGCACACAAGTGCCATGCTTGCAAGCGGTTAGTTTTTTAGATTGTGTAGGTTACTTGGTGTAGGTGTAGTGCAGGATAGCGACTTCAACGGCAGGCGGGCAGGTTTCCGGTTCGCAGCCGCGAATACTCACGGCGTATCACTCGTCGACCCTGGCCACGGGGTACCTCGGGCGCCTCGGGCGCTGTGTGGTCTCCGCGACGGTGAACGCATTCTCCCGCCAGTGGGCGGCGACGGTCTCAGCATGGAGACGCTTCAGCCGTTCCTCCGCTAGTTGCGCGCGAAGCTTCTCAATTTCCGCCCGCAGGCCGTTCACATCGCACAGGTCGCAGTTCATCACCTTGCCGTACTCCATTCCGAAGCGGGAGATGAGGCTGGCACCCGTTCAAGGACCAGTCCCATCTCCCTGTCGTAGCGACTACGACGCCGCAGCGAGGTCGTGCCGGATCTTGTTCTGGGCGGCCATCCCTTCGGCCAGCTTCTTCAGTTGCAGCTTCTGCTCCTGTGTGAGTTCGTTCCAGACCTCGCGCAGGGCCGTATCGGCTGGCGCAAGGATACGGGACGCGATGTCGGGATGCTTGTGGCGAAGCTTCTCCGCTCTGGCGATCTGCCACATCTCGTGCTCGTCCAGCCCGAGGAAGCGACAGATGGCGGCGTTGCATTCCTCTGATGCCACCGCTTCTCCAGCCAGGATCTTGCGCAGGTGTTCGTAGCTATAGCGAGCGCCTTTCTCAAGCTGCCGCCGTGTGATGCGGCCCTTGTTAGGGGTTCGGCCACCGTTCTTCATGGCACGCCTGACGATTTCAGCATATTCGCTCTGCATTTTTTCCCCTGCTAATTATGCACGTTCGCAGTCGTGCGGTCAAGATAAAAGTGTTTTTTGTGTATCTGGAGGCCACCCAACTCCCAGACTCGCCATATGCAGTAGGCGTGCCAATCAAAAAACGGCTAATTTTAGGCCATTTCCGTGAAACCACCTAAACGGTTGTGTCAGGTTTTTGCTCGCGTATGAACAAAAAAACATCATAAATGGGGGCAAGGATTCTGTGTATGTGCCATATCCTGTGAACCTTGAACCCACGTCGGAAAAGATTCGGAGGGGCGGGGAAGACCCCGCACCGCAAACGGTCGCGCTCCAGAGGCAAATACAAGGCGAAAGGGCCTGCGAGCCTTCAGGTCAGCAAGGGCCGCATTGTCATCCTTCTGCCACGGCGGCTGCGCTCTCCCAACATGCGCTCCACGTGGCGGGTAGACCATGGCGAGCGCGAGGCGTGGCGTAAGCTGCTCTCAGAGGCCCTGCACGGGACAGACATGTCAGCCTACGGGGCACCGTTCCCAGTGACCACCAGAATGAAGCTGGAGGTCATGAGGCTAGCGCCTAACAAGCGCTACATGATGGACAACGACAACCTTGCCGCCTCTATCAAGCGCCTCCAGGATTCGCTGAAAGAAGCCGGCTTCCTCGTGGACGATAACCCGCGCTGGCTAGAATCGCACATTGTGCAAGGCATCTCAGATGACAAAAAGTACTGGACGATCGTCACGCTCAGTGAAGCCGAAGGCTCCAAGGTCTACAGCTTCCCAGTCGTCTCTGTCAAAGAAGAAGCTAAAAGACGTCTTGAGGCGAGCGTTCAACGCAGGATGGCGCGCAAGAGCGGTAGCCCAATACCTCAGCACCGAAGACATGTGGGCACCAGACGTCATCAGCGACCCAGACTTCAAGCGAGGCAGATTCAATAGATGGATGAGAACACAAAGCGGGTAATGTTCAGCACTGGCAACGATGAACTGGAAACACCGCAGAGCTTTTTTGATGAACTCTACGACAAGTTCCGCTTCGTTTGCGACGTCGCAGCTGTCAAAGCGAATCGCAAGGTTCTCACCTATTTTGGCCCAGACCACGAGATTGAGAGCCGTCGAGATTGCCTGACGATTGACTGGCCGCGGGCGAACGTGTGGATGAATCCACCGTACAGCGAACCGGAACACCCGTGCAAGAAGACGTGCAAAAAGAAGCGTTGCCAACCGGACAAGCGCGGTCACTGCATCACGGAATACAGGCCTGGCTGCATTGACTTCGTCCGCAAGGCCGTACAGGAAGCTGTGAAAGGCACTACTGTAGTGTGCCTGCTGGCAGCCCGCACCGACAACGAGTGGTGGCACACGTATGTCTGGAACGGAGAGGCCAGAGCGTACTACCCATGGGTGCGGCAGGTGTGCTTCGTCCAAGGGCGTCTCAAATTCGGCGGATTGGACAATTCCGCCCCGTTTCCAAGCGTGATCGTGGTGTTCGGCCCATACGCTTGACATGCACATAAAGGTTGTGTATTATGAGCAAAACAAATCAAGGAAGAGTCGTTCAGTTCGGAAGCGCTGACATTGAAAGCGTCTCAACGGGCTGGCAGTTCGGTGACGTGGGAAACGGCTGGAAGGCCACCGTCACACAAAGCAAAAGCGATCCAACTGTCGTGGTCTTGGACCTTGAGTCGCTCGTGCCAGAAGGATACGACAGTTACATGCCGTCAATTTCGCTGACGATGCCAGCGTATCAATTGACTGGCTTTGCAGCAAGGTTGACAGAGTTGCTGGAGCAGCGCGGCGATGAAGCTTCTCGTTAATCGTAAAGCGTTCCTGACAGAACTGGACTATGTCCTGTCAGCCTTTACGTCTCGAGAAGTAGTGCCAGGCGAGAAGTCGCGGCTACCACTGGAGCTTATCGCTCGGCCAGACGATACGCTCTCGCTCCACACGGACGACGGCAAGGTCATGCTTTCAACGAAGACCTCGTGCGCCGCCCGCGCTGGCCAGTACAACAGCGATCCCATCTACCTGTATGGCGACAAGGTTGCCGAGTATTTGCACAAAGTGCAAGACGAGCAGGTAGCGATAGAGGTTGAATCCGCAAGAACCTCGTTCACTCACGACGACGGCATGATGGCCGTTCCGCACATACTGGTGCGCCCAAAGATGCGAGAAAGCTCTGAACAGCCCGAGCTTACCCTCGACCTCCCGCGCAAGGAGATTCAGCGCCTGCTGGATGCCTCATCCTTCGCCGCGATCAAGCATTGGCATCAGTACGTCTCTGGCACCCTGCTGGAGACCGGGAACGGATCTCTCACCATGGTTTGCACGGACGGCAAGGTGCTGGCCGTAGCAGACGTGGAACTGGAAGCACCAGCGAAAGAAATGGTGGTCTCGCCGATCGCCATGGAGAGACTGAAGGCATTGGTCAAGGATTGCACTGGTGACACCGTCACGCTTGAGCACTACAAGAGTGGATTCGTTGGCCGATGCGGGTATCGTGTCTTCGCGTCTGCTAACGCCGGCGGTGCCTTCCCGCGCAAGTACAAAAGCATCATCCCAACTGAAGGAACACGGCTAGACGCACTCGTAGTAGACGTTATCGGCGCTGTCAGGCGGAACATGCTGGCCAGCACCCAGAAAGACGTCGATCTTTCTCTCACCCTCTCACAGGATGGACTCACCGTGGAGTCTGATTCGGGCCGCGAGGTCGTACCAGCCTTCTGCGCGGCACCATCACCTGTGACCGTTAAAGTAAGCGGCAAATACCTTATCGGGGCACTACAGGCTTGTCCACACGAACGCGT